AACTTATCTGCACTTTCATCCCAAGCAATAATTGCATTATCACCTGTAGAACCACGTTCAATTAAAATACCAGCATCATTAGCGTTAGAAGTAGCACCACTGTTTAATTCAAGTAGGTTATCTGTAACTGTTGTATTTGTAGTGGCTACTGTAGTAGTCGTACCATTGACAACTAAATTCCCCGACATTGTGAGGTTAACAGCAGTTGCTGTACCTGTTAGTGCTGGTGAAGCTAGAGGTGCTTTAGTATCTGCATATGCTTTAACTGACTGCTGACTAGGAGGTCTAGTAGCACTATCTGTAGCCATGTCATCTTCGTCAATCAAAGATAAATCACCAGCATCTACATAAGCTTTGACGGATTGTTGGCTTGGTACTTTAGTTGCACTATTTGTAGCCATGTCATCTTGATCGAGTAGATCAGCAGCTATGTCATAGTTATTAGCATTTGCAGCTATAGTATCAAGCTTTGAGCCGTCAACAGACACATCTCTACCATCAACTGTTTGACTACCAGAGAAGGTTAAATTGCCTGTCATCTGGTCGCCATTCTTAGCTAACAAGTTACCAGTAGCTGTCACACCACCTTGCCAAGTACTACCATTATAGACTTTTAACTCATTACCAGTCGTATCAAAGTAAAGATCACCTGTATCTAAACTAGAAGTAGGTGCAGAACCTGCTACACGATAACGAGCTGCAAAGTCATTAACACTAGATATATTGGTTGCTACTGTATTTACATTGGCTATTGATCCAGCAGTAGTATTAACATTAGATATTGATCCAGCTACAGTGGTTATATTTGAATTAGCACCTGCAACTGTATTTATATTCGTATTGTTATTTCCAACAGTATTAATGTTGGTTATGTTGGTAGATACTGTTGTTACTTCAGTAGCTTTCGGTACAAGTCTATGGAATGTATAAGTGTTTAGTGTCGTAGTTGTTTCTACTATTAGTCCATAGGTTGATGCGTATGTTGTGCTGTTAGCTAAACCAGTAATGGTAACTGTTGAGTTACCGACAGTGCCGTTAGCAATTGTCGCAACTCCAGATCCATTGGAGGTAAGGTTGCTGCTGAGAGCTTTAATAGATACAAGAGTTCCAGTGCCGTTATTAACGTCAGGGTTAGCGTTAGGAAAAGATGTTTCATTTGCAATTGGTACGAATCCACCAACATCGTCTACAAGATCAGTTATACGTGCATCAATAGCTGATGTGGTTGCTACTTTATTATCAGCTGCAACCCAAGTTTCACCTGATTGTATTTCTTCTACACTGCCTAATCCGTAGAATTTAGCATCAGCTTCAGATTCAGTGTAGTATCTATTATCTAGCTGACCAGCATTTAGTTCAGTCTCTGTATAGTATCTATTATCTAGTTGACCAGCGTTTAACTCAGTCTCTGTGTAGTAGAGGTTGTTTAACTGACCAGCATTAAGCTCAGTCTCTGTATAATATCTATTATCTAAATTGACTGATCCAGTACCTGTAACGTGTCCATTGGAATTAAGTGTTAAATCTTGAATGACAGTACCATTGGAGTTATCTACAGAAGAAGCACCAGTAACACTATGGTTAATAGTAACTTGTCCACCAGATGCAGTCTTAGCCATATCAGTACCAGCTAAAACATCACCTTCCATTGCTGTATCTATCTTGGTATCAATAGTAGTATCAACATAGGTTTTATTAGTTCCGTCAGTACCAGCTGTTGGTGTAGCAAGGTTAGTTAATTTATTATTACCCATTGGTAAATCACCTTGCATAGGGTCATCACCAAGAGTACTCATTGCATTATTATCTATCTCTTGAGCTGTATATAGAATCTGGTCAAAGTCATTATTCAGATCTTCTGCCTTTATAGCTGACCCAGGGTAGAACGTTGCTTTCTTTGAATCGTTATTTGTATCTCTGAAAATGATGATACCTACTCCATTACCTGGAGCAGAATTCATCGAGATAGTTGTAGCGTTGGCAAATGAATATGTAGTTGTGGCTTGAGTAACACCGTCAAGTTTTACCTTAACGTCTGTCTCTGCTAAATATGGAAATGTAAATGAATAGTTCGTTGTAGAACCATTCCCTGTGTATGTAGTTTGTGTTGTAGCCATTTACGCTATGTATAAGTTTCAAGGTGGATTATCTGTATTGCATATCTTGTAATTTCTTAACTTGCTTCTCTATGTTTCTTTGTCTCTTTCTATCACCAGCTTGACCTGCTTTCTCACCTAGCATTTGTAGATCATGAATCTTCTCTAGTCGTCTTAGCTTCTCACCAAGGTTAGGATCAGAATCCATCTGCGCCCATGCAGCTTCCTTAGCTGCTCTGAACTTAGCTTCAATTAAAGGTCCGTGAAGAGTACCATCAGTATCGTAGATAGAATTACGTTCTCTGTTTCTCTCCATATCATGTATGGATTGACGTATATCAGGATTCTTAAATAGCTCTGCTAATTCACCTTCTAAACCTTGTTGTCCCATATAGAACTGGTATTTAGATTTAAGATCAGGATGACCTTCTAACCGTTGTCCGTCAGGTCCAGTATTAAATGCAGTAACTAAATTGACACCACTTCTCATAAGCAGCTCTCTAGTTTCATTAGTACCTACATTGATGTTGAAAGGTAGGATTCCATTGACTAAACGAGTCATAGGATCCCATGCACGTATCTTCTCACCATTTAGGATGTCATACTTATAAGGCATGAAACCATCTCTAGTAATTAGATCTGCATATAAGTTTCTATTACCTATACTTTGCCAGAAACCAGTCTCAAGCTCTCTCATACCAGGGGATACCAACTTACCTATCTCATTTCTTAAACCAGATAGAGGTACTTGGTTGTTAGCAAAGTTAGCTAATACACGTTGTGCATCACCACCTTGACTGGTAAGTAGATCTTGCATTTGCAGTAAACCTGCTAAGAATGACTTGTTAGTTATGTTTGCACTGATCAAATAAGACAACTTACCAAACTGATTTGAAGTCCATTGATCACCCATAACCTTTTGAGCATCTACTGTATCTGCAATGAAACTAAAGAACATATTGAAAGGTTCTATTGCTTCATAACTGATATAGGTATCACCAATTTTGAATGATCTTGGCTGCCATTTACCTGACTGAATCCAAGAGTTTCTTAGTTGTCTATCAGGAGGACCATTACCAGTAACGTTTCCATTCAATGCCATCCAAGCTGCTGTACTTGTAAACATATATCCAGTAGCCATACGTCCACGCATAACCGATTGAGCAAGCTCTAAATCATTAGCACTCTTAATTCCATACTTAAGCAGATCAGGATTATCCCACTGCTTAGTCATGATATCTACGTGCTCACCTATGAAGTTATTCATTATTGGTGTGTACTTAGATGTCATCTTCAGTGCGTTAACACCTGTCCTAGCGAATAGGAAGAATGGTCTAAGGAATGGCATCTGATCGAATGCCTTATCTAGATCCTTAGCGAATCCACTTAGTTCTTGAGTTAGCTTTGCTTCATCACCTGCAAACTTAGCCATCTCATCTGTGATCTGACCATCAGCTGAGAATACTTTCCCTTCAAATGCCTTCTCTGCATTACGAACTAGCTCATCCATATCCTGATCGGATACAACTTTACCAGTAGCAGCTAATCCATCGTAGACATCATCATAAGCTAGTTGCCTTAATCTACCTCTACCTATTATCTGAGAGAAGAATACGTCCATAGACTTCATCACTCTCGGACCATAGTTAAGGAATGGTGATTTGTTTATTTCTCTCATTGCATTGGCAAAGTGAGCTTGTGCCTTTTCACCTTGCGTACCAAACTGATCGAAGTAACTCATCATGGCATTCCACTCATTATCCTTTTTGGTTTGAGTGAACCCTCTCCAACCCTCTTCGTGTGTTGGGTATGAGTTGAAATCTTTTACTGCTTTCTTCCATGCATCGTTACGAGCTTCAAGCATCGCACCCATAGAGGAGAAAGCACCTTTAGTTATACGATCATTTCTACCTAATGAACCTAAGACAGTAGCGACAGGACGCATAACTGTACCTAAACCTGTACCAATTAATGCTCGTACTGGTGTTTTAGGACCAGATAACATACTGCTTACACCCATTGTCATAGCTTCATTCAATATGGCATTACGTTGATAACCATCAGCACCCTTATAACCTTTTAACTTCCTCTTAAAGAAAGCATCAAAGTCTTTCATGGTTTGTTGATTGGTTCCGCTGTTAGCCGAGAAGTGCATGAATGTCTCTAGGAGATCATCGTCTACATCATTCTTAAGTAATTGCTTAAAGGTATCGTTTTCATTCTGTACTGACTCAGCAGCCATCTTCATGACTTTATCTTTCTCCATAACACCGAACCTTCTAAGGTTCCAAGATGATGCTACGGATGTTTCCTTTCTTAGCTTTCCTATGGCTGTTTTACGAGCCATGATCATATCTAATAAGCCACCATCAGCAGTGATATCGATACCATCCATAACGCTTAGCCCAGCCTTTGCTAGATCTCGCTGTTCAGAACTGAGCTGACCAAGCATTGCATCTGCAGCATCAAGCTGTTCTTTGTTTAGGATTGGTAATCCTTCAATCTTTGATTCGTTTCCTTTACTGATGTCTTGTACATACCTAACTAAGTCTTCCTCTGGTACTTCATATAGATGACCATGACCTGACTGTTCTAAGAACTCATCAATATGTCTAGCATTCTCAACCATGTCATCAAATGTTGCCTTACCTTTCAAGGCTTCATAAGCAGGGTCTGCTTTGTAAGCCGCAGCTAGTTCATCGATTTGACTGACTGTAAAACCTGGAGCTGCATAGTTCATTCTCCGTATGTTGGCTTCAGTCAGAGTTCCACGTGGTGCTCCATACTTTTGAGTAGGGTTATTACGGATAGTTATCATATCCCTAACAGCTTCTACTGGGTTGTCACTAGTAGAGAGAGCAGCATTATCTGTTACGTCACCACCTTTGTAGTAGGCAGGGTTTTCTCTAGGAGTTCCTGTGGCTAAGTCATATTCTAATTGTTCAACAGCTAAATCCTTTAGGTTCTTACCTTGTGATACACCTCGTAAGGTCATGTCACGGTAATCACCCCAGTCGATATTTGACTCCTCAGCAAACCGAGTCATTAACTCTTTTTGCTGTGCTTTATCTAATGATTTAAATGACTTAGAAGGGTTCTCAGTTTTGTATTTAGCAACTGTACCGTCATAGACAACCTGTTGTTTAGCTGCATAGTTAATGTCAGCACTCTTTTCAACAGCATCCATTATTGGATCGCTGACAATTGCCTGTTTTTTAGCTGCTTTCTTAGCACTCTTAGACCAAGATCTCATACCCCATCCACCAGCCTCAACCGCTATATCTAATAAGCCGCCAAGTTGCAAACCCTCACCTGTATTATACAGAGCTTTTTTAAATGGCGACATATGTTCTTTAGTAGCCAATGGATCGAAGATACCTGCGGTGTTTGGATACATATCAACAATCTGAGCTGCAAGGTTTGACTCTTGAGATTGATTACTGATGAGGTCATAACCTGCACCTTGTACACCACTTAAACCAACACGACCCCAACGGGTAGCCTTAGCAGCTGTAGCGAATCCTTTGAGACCTTTAATACCCCAAAGAACTTTACCTGTACCAATCATGCCACCTGCAAACTCAATACCAGTACGGACAAAACTTCCCCATCTGGTATTAGTTATTGGTTTATTCTTGATTAGCCAAGGTGCTTTGTACTCATAGGGATTCTCAGGGTCAGCAGCTTTATAAAACTTAGGATCGAAAAACTTAGGGATAGAACCGACACTGTTATAGATATCTACAACACCACCAACTACAGCATTACCACCTTCTTTTAGGTTATCTACTAAACCATATTTCTTTGGATCTTTTTCTATCGGATCACGACCATCAAGGTCTGCAATTCTTTTAGCTTCTGCTTGTTCTTGCTCTACCTTTTGTTGATCTCTTTCCTTTTGTTTTTCAATCTCCTGTTGTTGTAAATATTCAGGATTCATTCTGCCTCAGCATAATTGTTAATTGTGTGATTCATTAGCACGGCTTCGACCTCTGGTCTGAACTTATAAACGTCCCAACCTTGACCAGCTAATTGTTGTTTCATAGATATATATTGTGTTAGAGCCTCTTCCCATCTCTCAACACGTTCAGTTATTTGTGACTCCCATAGGTTTTTAAATTGAGTTTGTACTGCTTGAGTAGCAGCAATAGTTGGATCATATACAAGTCTTTTAGAAGTATCTTGTATTGTCTCAGCTGCAGTTTGAAAACCTTCTCCTACTTGTTGTACGGTTGCATCAACAGGATCCTTGACGTATTTCTTAGCAGCTGCTTGAGTCGTTTCACCAGCTATTTCAAAACCTTCTTTTACTGGATTTAATACTTCTTCTTTAATAGCTTCACCAGCTATTTCAAATCCCTCACCTATTTTGTCTAGAGTTTCATCTGCTTGGATTCTTAAAGCTTCTACTGCTAGTGGTCCTAAACCAGAGATAGGTGTCATAAGTTCTGACTCTTCTGTGTACCACCTTTGACCTATTCCATATATAGGTTCTAATGAATCAGCATCAGCAAAGAATGTACCTGCTAAATCAGCGTTATTCTCCAGAGCTATAGTTCTTTGAGTTACATCATCGAAAGGATCATCATATGCAATCAGACCACTATCTATATAGTACTTAAGAGTTTTACCATCAATTCCAAAAGCACCAACCTCAGCTAACCTACCCTGATTTTGTAACTCTGATACTTCACCAGTAGTCATTTCAGTAATAGGTTTACCAAACAACTCTGTACCTGTAGTAGTGCCTGTTGTATTAGGTGTGGTAACGGCATTATGACCCTTATCCTCTGGATCAGCAGCTACAGCATTAGGTGTCTTAGACATCTCTAACTCAACCTCTTTAGGGTCAACGTCAGGGTTCATCATCTTAGTTGTCTTCTCTGTAGCACGATTAATACGTGCGTTTGAAGCATGCTTAGTTATCAGTTTCTTAACTGAAGGATGTACATATCTTTCTACTCTAGAAAGACCACGTGGTTCTATAGGGTCTAAACCGTTAGCCTCAAGTATGCTGTTAGCTACTTCGTTAAGAGTCTTATTTGGATATGCCTGTTTGATCTTATGAACAATAGATGGATACTGACCAGTAAGAGGTTGTTTTACTATCTCTTGTACATCAGCTCTAGCGACACCTCCACTATCTGAGGATAGGCTAATAAAGTTTTTATCTTCTAATGCTTGTTTCTTATACTCTAAACCTTTAACATCTATTGATACTTGTCCAAAGTGTTTAAAACCTGGATTGTCGTAGTCAATAGAACCATCAGTATTTAGATTTAATTCATATAAACCACCACCATCTTTAATATCCTTAGTTAACTCTACAAATGCAGCGTCATAAGCATCAGCTGTACTTGGGAAAGAACCACTTGCTACTTTCTGTTGTGCTCTTGTGTGGTAGTCCATGATTGCTCTAGCAGTCATAGCCTCAGTTTGAGCACCTCTTAAATCACGTGTCTTCGGTGTACCAGACTTATTAGCTTGTGCAGCAATAGCCTGTTCAATACCTTTTACATAGTACTTTTTAGTATTCTCAGGTAAGTTTTTAAAACTATCCTTAGCTTTATCCTTATACTTTTCAATCAGTGATGGATGGATATTGGGATCCATATAAAGAGTTCTAAGATCTAGCTGACCTTTTTCCTCTAATG